AGGGTGATAAATGTAACATTATAATATTGAGAACGTGACAAGAAATGTCAAACAATAGGGAAAGAAAACCCCTCACCTACACTGTGGTGGGAAAGGGGTTAGGGGTTAGATTAGGGTTAGAGATGGAAAAGCTATTGAAAGCGTAGTTCCAGTATAACTTATTACATCAAAACGCACTTCATAAACTTTATTTGTAGGTACTCGATAGTACCCCCAGTTATTAGCTATGTTTCCAGTAAAATCTAAATTATTACTGCCTGTTATTGTAAATGAAGTTGCTTTTGTTTTAACTCCAGTAAGCACATCCCACTCATTAACGTAACACATAATATTAAAATCACTACAGTCGGATATAATTTTAGCAGTGACAAGTCGGATATATTTAAACATCATGTCTTTAATAACAGGAAATTTTACTATCCTAGTTGTTAAGGGGATTAAATTTTCAGTAGTAAAAGCGTCAAAGGCTTTTGCACCAATCCCAGTAGAAACAGGTATTACTAGTTTTTCAAACCTATCATATTCAATTCTAGCCATTCCAAGATTAATAAATTTAGATTCTCTTAAATAAAGGTCACTAGTAATCAAAGAGGAACTATGCAAAGCATTACCACCATCCAATATATTAGCCGTTATAGCGTTATTGATTCTATTTTTTGACATATTCAAAATTATTGATTCAGCATTACCACCACATTTTATTACTGTAGTGCTAGTGGCTGACCCATTTAAATAATTGCCCTCTATATTTATTATCATTCCGTCACCAGATTGAGAACCTAAATAAATTTGATAATCTATATTGTTTTCAATATAATTATTTTTAATATTGATTAAGTAAGAATCATAACTAACACTGTTTATTAAACTATCACAGTTAATGCCGATTTTATTTCTTTCAATATTACAATGAACAATATTTATATTAGCACCTAATATATTTATTCCCATTCCGTCGTTATCAAGGATTACACATCCATCTAATTTACAATTATTAATTTGATTAATGCCCGCACTTTCTGTCATAATTGCACGTATACCGTCACGGCCACTCTCACTAAGCATAGTGTTCTCAATTAATAAATTCCACGCAGGTGGAACTATTATTATTCCGTCTAATAATGCTCTTTTGCAATCGCAATTTTTTATTATGACTTTAGTAACATAGTTAGCACCTGTCGAGCCGTTTAATTTTATACAATAGTTTGCAAGGTTGTTTCCATCAAAGTAAAAATTAGGTAGTCTAACGTCAGCATAAGATGTAAAATTTGAAGCTTCAATTATTGAGTCAATAGCACCTACGGCTTTTAATGTTACTTTTCCGTCAGCTATTAATGTAATTTTTTTATTCCAGTTAATTGTTTTATCAATTAAATATGTACCAGAATGAAAGTGGATTTCATCACCATTTGTTGCCGAGGTTAACATTAAGTTAATACTGTCACTTGCGTTTATAGTTCCAGTGTTATCTGCCGTTATATATTTCGCTATACTATCAATTTTTACATTAATATCTGAAAATAATTCTTCGTTAATAACATTAGAGATTGTACCATTCGTTAAAAGTTCATTAAATTTAACAGTAATAGCATTTGGAACGGTAACAGAATTAAATTCGTCTAATATATCATTTGAAGTATCAATAAATGTTTGTTTTTCTGCATTTATATTGGTTTTAAATGATGTTAATTCTGTATTCATAGTGTTTTCAAAAGTTGTTTTTGAAAGACCTATGTCTGTTTGAAAATCTGATAGGGTGGTGTTCATGGTGTTTTCGAACGTATCTTTTAATAAGTTAACGTCTGTTTGTGTAGTTGTTAATGCATTATTCATATTAGTATCAAATAATGTTTTTGATGCCGTGAGTGTGTCAATGTAAGATTGATTATCTTCTATTAGACCTGTTCTCACATCGTTATTTTCTGTTATAAATTGTTCTTGTGCGAGCTTCATTTCGTCAACTATTGCTGTTGCGTTAGTGGCTATTAATTCAACACCATTTACAACCTCAACACATTCATCCACCTTTTTTGATGTAAGAGCTGATAATTCTAGAGCCGTTTTTGCTTCACCCTCAAAAACTGATTGTAGTGTACCGTTTGGGTAGTGGAAATTAATTTTTTCTATTGCCATATGTATACCTCCTTAGTATATTTGCATAAATAAATCGTCGCATTCTTTAAAGAAATCTATCATTATCTTAGATAGTGTCTTTTGTAAGTTAATATGTTTTTGTAACATATCTGCTTCGGTTATAACTCCGAAACTTCCTTTCATAACTTTTGTGTATTCTTCATTTTCTTTACCTGTTGTGTCTTGAATCGAATTAGTAGTGTTTGAAAAAGTGGAATCATTTGTAATTGTGCTATCATTTGTTTCTTCTACTGTTTCATCAACAGTGTCTGTTGATGTTTCTTTTGTAGAACCGTCAACAATGTCACTACTATTAATTTCTGTTGTTTCGGAATTTATATCTGTTCTTGTGGAATTATTGTTTTCAGTGTCAACAATCGTTTCTAGATTATCTTGCAAGTCGGCTTTACTCGCATAAACATTTGCTTTAATGCTACCGATACTTAAAAGACTATTCGGGGTATCACTTTGTACGTTTCGTAAATCTGCCGTTTTTTCAGAATTTTTTGTTACGGTACTATCTTCAATTAATGACTGATTCTTAGTAAAGGTAGTATCCTCATTATGAGTTGTTGTACTATCAAGATTGCTATTCTTTTCCCCTGTTAACACGTTATCTGTAGTACGATTTAAAGTATTATTTGTCGTTCCGTTATTTGATGTGTTTCCATTTACACCCACATTTCCTGTTAATGAATTAGTATTAGTATTTTCTCTTGTAAATGATTCTGTAAGATTATAATTAATAGTCTTTTCATAATCAATTAAAGCCGTACGGAATAACATATTATAATACGGTAAAGTTTCATCAAATTTACAATTGAGATAATGTTGAAAGCGTCCAACGGTTTCTGTTCCTATTTCTCGGAAAAGAAAATGGTTAATAAACTTTTTTTGAAAATCTTCTTTTTTAGCTTCATCATAAAAAACATAATCAAAATTAAAAATATTATAACCACTATCAACGATTGTTTTTAATTCAACTGTGTACTTCGCCATTTTCTGTGTCCTCCGTTTCTTCTTTTTCTTCTACTACATTATCAAAACTTCGCATCTTAACTCTAACGTCAATCCCATACATTTTTTTAATTTGTTTACAAGCTTCAAGTCTTGTTAATAACATAGCTTGTGCATTAATGGAAATAACCTCATTATTTGCATTAACTTCATCCGTGATTAGTCTTTCTCTTTTATCAGAGTTTGCGTTGTTAATACCAAAAAAGGTTAAAGCTTCATTCCAAATATCTTGCTTATAAATTTGAACTTTATCAGCAACAAACGGCGCATCTACTTTAATTGCTTTTAACCCGTCAACATTTAAGTCTTTAGAGCCGACAATAAAAATTTCATTATCCTCTACCTTTTTCAATAAATTAATCATTGTTAAACGGTCTTTTTCATCGCAACGAACAATAACAGGAGTTTTTTGTGCCTTGATATTAACGTCAATCGTTCTCTCTGCTTCGGTCAAACGTGAAGTAAATAGGATAACAGAATTATCTGTAGGTCTTTCGAGAATATTATTTCGAATAAGCACGCACTCATCCTTTTTAAAAGCCTTGTTAGTATACCCCACACCATATGCTGAATAACTAATTGGTTCATCATAAAAGTTAAGTTCACCACTCGGGGTACATTTTAAATTAAGATAACCCAAGGCTTTATCCTTTACAAATATTGCCCGACCGTATGTAAATAAAGTTTTTTCTAAAAATCTAGCATTACACGTTGGAGGTAAACCTTCCCATTCAAACAGTGATAAAGCGATTAATTTTAATCTATCATAATAATCATTCACAGTTAAAATATTCATTGTTTCTGCATCGTCACCCTTTTTATTTTTTAACCATGTAAAAGCATTTAATATGTTAAACATTTTTATCACCTCTTTCTATAAATTATTATCTCCACTATAATCTCCAAAATATGAGACACTTTTCCATAAGGTAACACCTTCATTATACATTTGTTTTAATCTACGCATATCGTTGGATGGTATTGCACCATCAATATTAATGTCAACAGTTTGTACATAATTCCATCTTGGTCGACCACTCACATTAGGAACTTTAACCGTATTAACCTTATAACCATACATGGTAAAGAAATCATCAATTCTTTGAGCAAATTCTTTTTTGATAGTCATATGTGACATAAAAAAGTCCTGTCTATTATTTGAAGTGTTAACAGTACCACCATTAGTATTACCTCTTGCTTGTGGGGGTTGAATAGAATGTTGATAAATCTGTGCCATTTGATTAAAAGCACCCATTGCTCCACTTGAAGCCATACCCACATTTCCTGTATAAGCACCAACACCAATCTGTAAGGCAGAAGAAACGGCATTGAGTCCTAATGATGCGCTATTTTGGGCGAGCCACGCACCATAAACGTCATTGCTCCAAGAACATAGAGGATATCCCCCCATTGACAAACCATACTCTTGCACATATCCAAGTTGACCCTTATAATTTTGTGGACATAACATAATTGTTGGATTCGGTGAAATACAACCAAGTATTTTAAAACTTGCGTGTAATTGTCCAAAATCTTCAAAACGATATTCTGCACTAGAACCTTGATTATTACTAACATAAAAAAGGTTGTAAGGGTAATTAAATAGTTTGTTATTTTTAGGTGTGTAACCGTCTATATCTGTTAAAGTGTCGGTATAATCCCAAGATAAAACATTAACGTTTGAATTACTCGGTATTTTTCCCGTTGTGACAGAAAGAAAAGCAGATGGAATTGTAAAAATAAATTGCACGGCATCCCCCTTGCCCGATGACACTAAAGTTTCCAACATGTCAGCCATAGCCCCTATAGCGCTTTTAGAATAAGCATAATAGGTTAGACCCGAGTATACTTCTCCGTATAAATTTTCTCCCCCGTTATTTTCACTATCCATTGTTAACGCAACAACAAAGGTTATGTCACTAAGTAAGTTTGTACCTTGATATGAACGTAATTTATATTCGCCAATCTCTAACCCCTCATCAACTAAATTTTGACCTTTAGCATCATTCATAACATGTTCACGAATTACAAAGGAATCTTTTAGGGTACAGTTAAACAACCAAGTTTGGTACACATCGGTTTCTATAAAAATTTCTGATGTATTTTCGTTCACATATTCCATTTTGATAATGAAAGCATAAAACCATTTATTACTAAAATTAGCATTTTGATACATTACATAATTACAATTCCATAAATCATCAATATGTTTTCTTACTCTCATAGAATTATCTTTTCTCTGATAAGTAACATCGTTAAAACTATGTTTTATAACACTTTTAAAATATCCCTGTTGTGCTGATAAACTACTAAAATATAGCTGATTTTTATAAGTATTGTCAAGTGGTGTATCTAAAAGATACACCACTGAATTAGGAGTGAAAGCCATGAGAAAAACCTCCTTGCTTTACGCGATATTTACTGTTACTTCACAATTAGCCACACTATCACCATTTACGGCACTAATAGTACAAGTACCATTATCATGTGGAGTTACAACACCACCAACAACAGTTGCGATTGTTTCATCGTCAGAAATCCATGAGACAGATGCATCAACAGGAACAGTCGTAGCCGTAAGAGTTTGAGTTGCACTTGTTGTAAATGATAAAGTAGAATTATTAAGACTAATAGATTCACTATCACATACAAAGGCAACGGCATTTGCAAACAATGAAATGCTATAAGTTTGATGATGATTTAACCAATAATTCCAATATAACCCTTGTGGATTGTAAAATTCAGAAGTCTCATAAAGGTTATCATATACTTGAACCCATGAACGGTCGCATAATACGGCAAGAGTATTCACGGCAGAACCAAAAGAATCAATCTTTAAGGTACGAGCCATAAAAGTTACTTTATCCATATTAAATGCTTGTGCTAATACTTCCACGTCAATTTCATTCATTACGTCAGCACGTATTACAAGAATTTGGTCTTCGTTTGGTGTCCATGTGATAATTGGGTCCCCGTTGTCACTAACTGGGCGATTATCATAATACTTATTAAATACACTTGATGGAAATTCAAAAGCACTTGAAGTATTTTTAACGGCTTTGACAAAATCTTTAGGGGCATTTGCAAGAGATAAATGAGGAACGGTAACTTTAACAATTTTATTATCTTCTATTGCAGATGCAAATAAATTTTTTGTCAAGACAAACTCGTCAAAATTATCACCTGAATACATTGAAGTTACAATAGAACTTAACATTTTTTCTAGTTCCCCATAAGAGGTGAAAGCTCTTTTTAAAATCTGTTTTGTAATAGTAACAGGATATTGACCCTCTCTATTAACTCTATGATAAAGAGCCTTAGTATCGGGAACGGTCTTTGTGAGTAACTTAGACCCCGTACCATCGAAACCCGTATCTTTTGCCATGTTGGTAAAAATTTCTTGAATATCACTACCTAGTGGAACAGTACCTTTTTTTAATACGGATAAAGGGTTATTTGCCGTTTTATTTTGTATTACCGTTAATGCAATACGATTCACTAACGCATTTAAAAACTCATTCTGTGTTGACTGATATGTAAGGATAGGTTGTCCAATTGTTTCAAGATTAGTCTGAGTAGCCAATGGAACTCTGTCTTGATATTCAGTGGATGCATTTGCCCTAATCTTATCTAATATTGCTATCATATTTGCCATATTTTATTACCTCTTTCTTATAAAAGGTTTCCATTTTCGTCGAATAATTCGCCGAAATCTTTGGATTTGTCTTCAAGTTCCTCTTGTAACTGTTGTTCTTTTTTGTTTGGCACTTCGCCAATTTGTTTAAATAATTTAAAATTAGCTTTTCTAATCTCTTCATTATCCTCTGTAAGACTAGCAACAGTATTTTTGGCTGTTTCTAGTTCAGATAAAACCTTTCCGTAATCATCTATAAGGGTAGCAAGGCTTGTGCTTACTTGTCCTTGGTCTGTATGATTTGCCAAAATACTGTCTACAATTGCTTTTTGTTCTTCAAGTGTCATTTTGTTAAAACCTCCTTTTTCTTAAATACATATAAATTTTAGATTTTTTCTTTGGTATTGGGTCAGGGTCGGGGTCGGGATTACCGTCAACTAAAACACTATACCAATATTCTGCTTGTGTTCCTCTTTGAGGTTGTGTTGGGTCGGCAGGTCTCTCATAGGAGGATAGAAACAGTAGTCCAAGATTATAGGGTGTATCCGTAGAATGCGTAAATTCCTCAAATGTCATGTTAGAATTAATCCATTGTGTATCTGTTGCAACTTCTTCTAAGATACGTTTAAGGTTAGAAGTCATTAAAGTGGGTACATAACCTCTAGCCGTACACCATTCAAGATACTTTGTAGCCGGTGTCCATTGCACTAATCCGAAACCTAAACTAGTATTGCCCTCGTCTAAATTTTGCCATATCCCTGGATTTATTGTACTCTCTGTTTGCATGTTTCCGAGCATTCCACAAATTGAATTTTTCGTCCAACCTCTAGAGTAAAGATAATCCATTATGTATTGTGCGTTTACTGTCATTTCTTCCATGCTTAAAAATCTGTTTTCACTATACGTCATTTGTACACCTACTTTTTGGCTGATAGTAATTCTTTTACTACCGTAACAACTTCCTTTACTCCGTCCAATGCATCCTTAATTTCCTTTGAAGTCTTGTTATCTTTGTAAATAAAGTAACCTAGACAGATACCTAATGCACCATAATTCACAAGAGCTGACCAATCAAAATCCACTATATAACCCCCTCCCTCGAAAACTTCTTTACTCCTATATTATACCATATTGAAACATTTTTAGAAAAAAAGTTGCAGAAAATATAAAAAAGTGCTTGCATATTCTACCATATTATGTTAAGATAAGTATAGAAACAAGTTAATACAACTGTTTATGAAACAAACTAACATTTCATGCAGATTATGGGGGAAATAAGAATGAGTAATAATATAGAAATAATTAGTAGATTATCATTAGATTCAACTTTTACTTACTGTTACACAGATAGAGACGGTAACGACATATACAGACATGGGTTATCATGGTATAAAGTAATAAGAACTAATGATTATAGGAGGTAGAAAGAATGACAATTAAACAAATTTTAAAAATGATGGAAAATGTAAACGATTTTAATGAATTAGTGGGAGATAAAAAAGAAATTATATTGGTTTGATAGATGATAGAATTTTTACACTAAAAGATAAAAATGATAATTCGAGATTTTATACATTAAATAAAATGCAAAAAGCATTAAAATATACTTACACTAAAGATGTAATTGAAAAAATTATGAATATAGATTTTAAACAAAATGAGATTTATAAAAATTATTTTGAATTTGAAAATTATGAAATAGGAATACACGAAAATTAATATCAAATTAAGATTTTATAAGGTTAAATCCTCAAAGAGGTTAACAATACAAATGAGCTTTCGCAACGGCTATACGGCGAGAAAAGGAGTAACACATGAGAAAAACAATTACAAGAACTATCACGGCAACAATTATCTATCCACTAATTTTTAAGATGGAGAATGGTAAACCTACACCCGAGGGAACGAACCCTATAACAGTTAATGGAGTGCTTAGTGAAGAAAAAGCACTAAAAGAAGTAAGAAAAATTTACGGACAAAATGCTTTTGTTTCAAGCATTAAAGAGGTTAATGACGTTTATGAAATCTCTGTAGATGATTTTATGAAGTATGCAACAAAAGTTGAAGTACCTAATGTACCAATGGAAATAATCCTAAAATAGAATAGGAGGTTAGCTTATGGCTATCGTTACACAAACCCCCTCTTATTGTAGTAATTGCCAACATAAAAGGGTGTGCAAGATTTTACCTAATATTTTCGCAATGGATGAAGCTATTACAAAGTTTAATCAAGATAATGCAGATACATTACAAGCAGTTTCAAGCATCAACTACAACTGTAGAGAAAAATTAAAAACAGTTTAATATTATAAGCTGACCTAACGGCATACGGGGAGAAAAGAGGAATACATATGAAATCTTTACAAGAAAGAGCTAAAGAACTTCAAAATTCACTTCCATTTATGGAAGGCAGAGAAAAAGGAGATATGAAACGTCTTCACGATGATACATTTGTAATTAGAGAATATGGGTTCTTGACAGATTCTAAAGATGGAAAAGAAAAAGAATATGTTTGTTTCATAGTTGACGAAGACCCTAAAAACTTTTATTTTGGTGGTCAAGTTCTTACAGACAACATGAAAGAGCTTGAAGCTGACGGCTACCATGAAGAAATCGTAAAAAATGGTCTTCCTGTTGCTTTTAATGTGAAGTTAAGTGCCAACAAAAGAGAGTATACAACTGTTACTTTCTATCCTACAGATGAAAAGAAAAAGAAATAACTTAAAAGGAGGAAAAGGGGTTGCGAGTGTAACCCCTTTACATGCTAATGATATCAAGAAACGGTATATACTACAATTTATCTGATTCCATCCATAGGCTAACGGTTAATGATATCACATTCGTGTTTTCTTCAAAAAGCCACCTAGTTAAATTTAAGGAGAAATATAGAAACCATCGTATTACAATAGCGAAATCACTTTCTAATCGTTTTTCCTTAACTGTATTTTTAAATACAGTAGCCGACGTTGTTTTATATTCCAAAATTGAAACAAGGGGTTTTTTATTAGTTATTAACGGGGGTGAAGAAGTATGCAAAGAAAACCTAATATTAGATGGAAACAAAGTGACGTTGAACGACTAGAGCGAGAAATCAGACGTTTTAATTCTAAGCTAAAAAGAGTTAAGAAACGTAATCCCGAACTTGAAAACATTTTACCCAATCCTATCAAGAAAAAAGACTTTAAGGAATCTATAACAACACGACAAGACCTTATTAGGGAACTTAATAGTCTTTCTAGATTCTCAAAACGTGGAGCAGAAAAACCAATCACTTCAAAAACAGGAAATACAGTTACCGTATGGGAAAAGAAAGAAGTAGGATTAAAGGTCACCCAAATTAATAGAGAAAGAACAAAAGAGCGTAAAAAAGTTGAAGCAATGGAAACTACTTCAAGGGGTAAAGAAACAGGATTAAAGCGTGGAGAAATGGGAAGTGAGCGTCTTTCATCCTTACAACCTAAATCATATAATTTTGACAAAATTAGAGGTGGTAAAGAATGGGAAAAATTTAAAAGCTCTGTAAACAGACAATCTTCCGAACGTTATAAACAGGAAAAAATGGATTATTACAAGATGAATTATCTTAAAGCTATTTCCCGTGTTTTTGGCGACTATGGTGAGGACTTAGCAAGAAAGATAAAGCAATTACCCTCAGAAGTTGTTGTTGACTTATTTTATAGGGAGCAAGAAGCTACTATTGAATTTGTGTATGACCCTCAAGACTTAATTCAACGTTTAGATATTGTAGAAAGTATATGGCAATCAGAATATGAGAAAAATCCTAATATTGAGAATAATGAAAATTGGACCTCGGAACAAGAAACAGAGTTAAGTGAGTGGATAGAAAAAGGGTGGTAATATGAAATACACATCCGATTTTGAAACTACAACAGACCCTAGAGACTGTCATGTATGGGCATACGGGATATGTGAAATTGGCAATCCTAACTATTTTACATACGGAAACAATATTGATGATTTTTTAAAATTCTGTGAAAAGTCAAATAATGCAACATTTTATTTTCACAATCTTAAATTTGATGGTGAGTTTATAATGGTAAGATTATTTGAGCTAGGTTTCAAACACGTAATAGATAAAAAAGAATTAGATACAAAAACTTTTACAACTCTTATCAGTAATAAAGGGCAACACTATTCAATAAAAATCGTGTTTTCGAAAAAAGGAAAAAGAACAAATTCTGTAACAATTTACGATAGCTTAAAAATACTTCCTTTTTCTGTCAAGCAAATTGCAAAAGGATTTAATTTACCGTTTCAAAAGGGCGAAATTGATTATGATAGTCATAACGGTGTTATAACCCCAATTACCGATGAAGAACTTGACTATTTAAAACGTGACGTAGTTATTGTTGCAATGGCTTTAGATACCATTTTTAAGCAAGGTCTAGAAAAAATGACACAAGGTAGTAACGCTCTATTTGATTATAAGAGGACGGTTACACAAAAACGCTTTGATAGATGGTTTCCTATCCCCGATTACGACCAAGAAGTTAGATATAGTTATAAGGGTGGATTTACTTATTTAAACCCTAAGTATAAAGAGCTTGATATTGAAGAGGGTGTTGTGCTTGATGTTAATTCCCTTTATCCCTCAGTAATGCATGATAAACCTTTACCGTATGGAGAGGGTATCTATTTTGAGGGACAATACAAAGACGACACGCTATATAATTTATATGTACAAAGATTATCATGTCAATTTGAATTAAAGCCTAACCACATACCAACTATTCAATTAAAACGATATTTGGGTTTTATTCCAACAGAGTATTTAACGAGTAGTGGGGATGAAGAAGTCACAATGACATTGACAAGCGTTGACCTAGAATTATTTTTTGAACATTATGAAGTTTATAATATTGAATATCTTAGTGGATGGAAATTTAAAAGTACAATTGGTCTATTTACTGAATACATTGATAAATGGACTAAGGTTAAGATTGAAAGTAAAGAAAATGATAATTATGCCATGTACATATTAGCTAAATTAATGCTTAATGCTCTGTATGGAAAATTCGCCACGAATCCAAATATCCAAAGTAAAATACCGTATTATGATAACGGTATGATTAAGTATTATGACGGTGAAAAAGACACTAAAAACCCTATTTATATTCCTGTTGGTACATTTGTAACGGCATGGGCGAGATACAAAACAATTACTAGTGCGCAAACTGTATATGATAGATTTGTTTATGCTGATACAGATAGTTTACATTTAGTTGGTACAGAATTACCGAGTAATTTAGATATTGACCCCGTTAAACTTGGGGCTTGGGATAATGAAGCAACTTTTAAACGTGCTAGATTCTTACGTCAAAAATCTTATTACGAATCTCATATTGTTAGTGATAAGAAATTTGCTAAAATGGAAGAGGTAGAAAAAACAAAATGTTATATCCTTGATGGTGTAAGGGTAATCGATAAAATAACTTGTGCCGGATTGCCCGAATCTTGTTATGAATTTGTTACATGGGAAAATTTTCGAGTGGGTTCAAGTTACTCAGGTAAGTTGCAAATGCAACACGTTAAAGGTGGAATCGTGTTGAAAGAGATTGACTTTTCAATAAAAATGTGATATTATACCATTAGAGGGTTATTCTATCACCTACATAGTACTAGTTTGGGAACACCACGAGCGAAGAGTTCGCCCACCTAGTTCGGCTTGGTCGCTTGCTATGTTATAGAATAACCCCTCTTTTATATTAAGGAGGTTGTACAAATGATGAATTTAGATGAACTAAAGAACCGTAAACAATCATTAGAACGGCAAATAGAAAATAGCAGAAATGCTAACCTCGACTTAATAGACGAATATGACGAAATTGAAGTACAAATAAAATATTTAACCGAACGCGCAAACTTTACAGATGATGAAATCGAAAATATACCTTTCTTAGAATAGGAGATTGAAATGTGGTATGACTTAAATAAAACCCTTACATATAACTGTCTTTTTAATATCATAATTGGTAATCGTGGTTGTGGTAAAACATATGGAGCAAAGAAAAGAGCAATTAAATTGTTTCTAGAAAAAGGCTATCAATTCATTTATCTAAGACGCTATGATACGGAGTTAGACGAGGTTAAGGAAAGTTTATTCAATGATATTATATTAAACGGAGAATTTCCCGAACATACTATTGAGTATAAAAATGGTTGCTATTTTATAGACCAAAAACTTTTTGGATACTGTATGGCACTAACTAAAGCACATTATTACAAGTCAGCTTCGTTCCCTATGGTGTATTTCATTATTTATGATGAATGCATCATTGACGATAGTGGAACGAGCCATTATCTAAAAAGTGAGGTTAGAAAATTTCTAGACTTTTACGAAACTATAGCACGTATGAGAGATGGTGTAATTGTGTTTTTCCTTGCAAATGCTTTAAGTATTGTCAATCCTTATACTATGTTTTGGAATCTTTCATTGCCTTACAATAGCAATATAATGAGAAAAGGAGAAGTATTGCTTCAATTAGTTCAAGATGTTGACTTTATAGAAGAAAAGAAAAAGACAAGGTTTGGACGGTTAATCGAGGGAACTGAATACGCTGACTATTCTATAAACAATAAGTTTCTTCTAGATAACGACACATTCTTAATGAAAAAAACCGATAAATCGAATCATTATTTTTCATTCAAGTATGAAAGTGAATTATACGGCGTGTGGGTTGATTATTCAATTGGAAAGTTTTTTGTTAGTAAAGATACTGACCCTTTTTGTAAGGTTATTTATTCTCTTACATTAGACGACCACTCCCCTAATACTATGCTAATTAAGAGCATGAAAAACGCAATCTTATTTAAGACATTCATAGAAAATTATAAGGAGGGTAATGTTTATTTCGAAAATATTCGTGTCAAAAATGTTGTGTATAATGTTATTAAAATGTGTGTTAACTAATAATCTATATTATGAGGAGGTTTTACAAATGAGTAATTTAACTACAAAAGCATGCAATATTATATTTTCAAATGAGGGTAATTATGGAAGTGTTAACAGGAACGATAACGGGGCAGTTTCTATTGGACGGGTACAATGGCATGGAGATAGAGCGAAATCACTATTGAAGAAGATTATAAGTGCAGATATGCCAAAAGCTAGAAATATTTTACCCCCTAAACTTTATCAAGAAATAATATCAACAGGAAGTTGGAAAAACAGAACTGTAACCGATTTAGAATCGCTCGTTTTAAAAGCTTTACTTAATACTGTTGTGGGTAAGTGGCAACAGGACTTGCAAGCTAAAAAAGACGTTGACACTTACATAACTAGTATTAAAAAACTAGGCTTTATTAATGAAGATGTTATTATATTATTAGCTGATATTCAAAACCAAGGTGGGTTAGGAGCTTCGAATCGTATTGGTGAATTAGCAATTAAAACCTATGGTAAGGATTGTACACTTAATGAAGTTATGGAAGTTGCGTTAAAGGATAAGGTATTTAAGAAGTATAAGCAAAGACGTTATAATGTTTATAAGAAGTTGACGGGTAAAACCTATACAATTGATGACAATTGTTTAAAGTATGTTGTTAAACAGGGTGATTATTTGAATAGTATAGCTTATAGATTTGGTACTACAACGGAGAGATTGAGAATAGATAATAATATCAGTAACCCTAATTTGATATATGTGGGGCAAGTGATTAAAATTTATCGATAGGAGGGTCTATAATGTTTATAGAAAAATATGAGTGTAAATGTGGTAGTCATGAATATTTTAGGATGAAAAAAGGTAATGCAACAGGGTTATATTGCTCTAAATGTGGTAAGTGGCAAAAATGGATAGGTACTAATGAAAATAATTTACTTGAGGGAATAGAACAAGGACAAATTAAGGAGGTTTTACAATGAAAAAGAAAACATTAATTATTCTTACAACTGTTGTCATTATTTGCTTAGTTGCTTATTTCTTTAATGCAACTAGAATTATTGCGATGTAGGAGGATGTACAAAATGAAGGTTATTTTTGAATTTCATAGTGATAAAACAAGAATAGTAATAGTTGCAACTAATGAGGTGGTTACAATGTAACTTATGTTGATTTATTAGAAGTGATAGAGTTTTATAGTAAGAATAAAGTCTCTAACCCTAATCTAACCCCTAACCCCTTTCCCACCACAGTGTAGGTGAGGGGTTTTCTTTCCCTATTGTTTGACATTTCTTGTCACGTTCTCAATATTATAATGTTACATTTATCACCCTAATTTTACACGTCTAGTTGTCCATTGTTTTGGTGTCGATTTATGGATGTATATTTATACGTTCTAGTTGTATGTCGAAAAGTGGGAACTCAGCGTGTCGAAAATGGGTGCTATATCCC